CAGTTAAAAGATGCTCAACTTAAATCAATCAATATATCTAAATTAACAAATGATGCTTTAAGGCTTAAATTGAGTGCTAATAAGTCAGATGCACCAGAACATGCAATTAACCTTAAATGCGATGTGTGTAAGTCTGAGTGCGAATTTGGCTATATGTGTAAAGAACTAGACAAATTCTATTGTGAGAAATGTCAAGAGATATGTAATATGAATATGCACCCTCATGACGAGATCAGAGATAGTAAAGGATCACAAGGCCTACACGAGCACATCAGAATACCTAGCTTCAATGGAGTTCGAGAATGAGTCTCTATAAATTAAAATGTGGACATAAGGAGGATTTATGGGTTTTCTCACTTAGATTTAGAAACCCCAAAGTTGCTTATTGTCATAAATGTGGTAAGACTAGAAATGTCATGGAGAGAATATGACTAGAGGAGAATACGAAACATATATGAATGAACAGATAAAGATACTAACAGGCCATTTTGAAAGAGTAATGCTTAGATTAATAAATAAGATTGGAGAATTAGAATGAGTTTAAGCGATAAAATAGATATGTATGGAGAAACAAAACTTCAAGAAGATGTTATTAGAAAAAGGCATGTAAAGAAATTCATCAAAGAGTTGAAAGAAGAACTTAGGGGGATTCCTGTAATTGAAGATAATTGTGATTTCTACCAAGATATAGCTACAATACATAATAGAATTGACAAACTCGCAGGGGAGGATTTAATATGAGTAATATAGAAAGATATACAACGAGTTCAGACAACCCATCTTGTGCGAACTGTGGATACTATGAGATATTTCATCCAATATACATAAGTGGTAGAAAAGTACAGGAAAGAGGTCAAATATTCTTAGATTGGTTGTGTGAAGAATTCAAACCATCAAATCATAGTCACCCTAGTATACAGGCACATGACAAGTCAGAGGATTGCTCCTCTGACACCCTTAGGGGTTCAGATAATACAGATAGTGCGAAGGGTTGTGGTAAGTTTATACATAATCTTTTGTGTTGGGATGATAAAACTGCAGGTTGGAATTGTGGTCAATATTATGATGCCTATAAGGCTAAAATATATTGTAAGACATGTAGGGAGAAAGATCCGCACATCGAGCATAGTGTGAATGATCATAATATAATTCCAAAAGGAGGTAAAGATAATAATGCAAAAAACACTAAAACAAGAAGCTGAAGCTTACGAACCTAAGAAAACGCTTAACGTAACAGATTTAGATAGGCTTGATTTGAGTTTACCAGTTGAAGATCGAGAGGGAATTGATAAGAAAGATAAGCCTTTCTCATATAAAGCTGTTGTTATTGGTACAAACGATTTCAGAATAGCTAATACAGTTCTTGAAGAAATTCAAAAGATGTTGAAGCTTAAGCCAGAAATGAAGTTTGTTAAAGTAACTAGCACTGGAACAGGTTTAGCTACAAGATACTCTGTAGAACTAGCAGAATAAGCTCACAGAGCCATTCTAAGCCCTTTTTTCTTTTTTTTTATATTATTACTAAGGTCCGTCTACTTGCCACCATTTGGACTGAACACCGAAGACATAAGTAGCACCACCTAATTTATCAAATGTTAAGTCTACTTGTGCATGATTTAATAATTTTTCAGTACCTGCTGCCTCATTATATTCTAAGATCATATTATTAGATGAGTCTGGGGCTTTGATTATATGAACTACTTGACCATCTATCCCACCAGTAAAACCACCTATAGTCACATCTCCCGATCCAGTATTTACAAAGATTGTGTTTACTCCTGTTACGTCTACAGCATCAGAGCTTGCGCTTATTGTTGTGGTCCCAGAAGCTATTGCCCCAACTACATCTACAGTATCAGCAGTCATAATAATATCATTAGCACTAAACAATCTTAAATCACTAGCACTAGCATAAACCTGTCCGCTCTCTACATCATTAGCATCATAAAATCTTATAAGTCCATTGTTTCCGTCGTTGGTACTCTCCATCTTTAAGTTACCGCCCTCAATTTCTAATTTTTCAGCGGGAGCAGTTGTACCCAAACCAAGATTAGTATCTCTAAACCAAGAATTTCCTGCACTATATAATCTAACATCTTCATTCCCGCTTGTGTCGTAGATACTAATTAAACTATCTCCGTTTACATCAGACCACATTTTAACTGCATCTGTTCCTGCACTATCTTCAAACAATCCGAATGTCTGTGATGTTGCTCCAGTAGATTTAACATGAAATCTTGCAGAGGGGCTAACAGTTCCAATTCCAACCTTACCATCTGATAAAATTCTCATAGAATCAGACCAACTAACAGTGTCCCCCGCAGTAAGTCCAGTTTTATATCTGAATCTTATTTGTCCATCTACCATTTCAATCTGTGAAACTGTTGTGTCTGTGGCTTTCCAATTACCACCATCAAAATATGCACCTGCAGATACTATAGCTTGGTCATCATTTAAAGAAACTAAGAAACCACCCTTATCTACCGCATCATTAAAATTAATTTGTGTTGGTGATCCTATTACATGAAGTTTAGCTGTGTTGGGGCTTGCCGTCCCAATTCCAACATTTCCCGATGAGTCTATAGTCATCAGATCAGAACCATTCCAAAATCTTAAATCATTAGAACTGGCAGGCGCATACATGGCCCAAATATCAGTAGTATTATCTAAGTAAAGAACTGCTTGCTGTCCAGATATAGATTTTAATCTCATCCCACTTTCAGCTGCTGCAGTATTAGCAACTTGAAAAATAGAGCCATCATAAGTTATTTCAGCCTCTGGCTGTAATGTTGTTTCACTTGACCACGAAGCCATTTGTCCACTAATTGGAGTACCAGTCTTTAAAGGTATTGTTCCACTCTCATCTGGAACAGTTATAGTTCTAGTTGTCGACGCTGATATACCACCAACACTTAAAGCTAACTCCTTAGTTGGATCAGCCTCATCAAATATCCTGAAAGTATTATCTGGAAACTCGGTGGCTACTGAAGATGCACCCCCAGATGCTGTAGTTGGACTCTGTCCTCTAAGGTCTACAGAAGATGCCACACTCCATGTTGTACCCATTTGTATTGTCATACGAGATAATAAGAAACCAGTAGAACTTTCAAAATTAAATTCTCTTGGCATAGAGAAATCATCAAAGCCCGAAGTGTCAGACTCTGCACCTGCTTGAGTATTATAAGAACCACTAGGTAAGTTCACCATTATAATATCATGCTCACCTGTCTTGTTAGCAACACCCCAGAAAACTAAATTAAAATATTTGTTATTAGATATAGCTGAACCTGTGCTATCATTCACTATGTCAAATAGATTTGTTATCTGATGGAAAGAATCACCATTCCAATTCTTAACATGAACATCTGAACTTGTGCTTGTATCAACAGCAGGGAAAGTATGTTGGTGCAGTTGGTATACAACTCCGGCCGTAGACTTAAACTCTACATTAGATGCTGTTGGAGTTAAATAGTTATCAGTTCCATTCCCATCTATACCAGAGAAATACCTAGCACTCCTACGTCTTAGAGCCTCTGCTAGATGTTGAGCATGGCCCATATCATTAGTACCTGCTAAATGATCGTTCCAGTTTTGATTGATATAACATCCATCATCTGATTGTACACCAGAGGCAGATTGGATTAAGAAATATCCTATCTTAATATGTTCTTCATTGGGCCAGTTAGAAGTAGACTTTGTTAAGACCTTTGTACTAAGAGGAATATAGATATAATTAGCTTGAGGGCTAGCATCACTTCCAACGGTTAAAGCTATTGTATCTGGCATAGATAGGGTACTCTCTCCAGTTGAGAACTGCATAGTTAAGTTACCACTATCTGCATTAGTCAGAGTCATAGTTACAATGGTCCCATTAGAAGTCACTAAGGCATCAAAGGTTTCTTTAAACGATCCATTCCAGAAAGGGTCATGTCTATCAGCATATTCTTTGTTTACTATGTGTTTGTTATCTGTTGGTATGTGTTCAACTTTTCCAGTGAGTGTATTAACTTGATTAACAATATTCATATCATCCATATTGTCAAAGTTACCTGCACCCTCTGGTCTATGAAAGCCGGAAGTGTCTGGTTTCTTTGCAGTACGTGCTTTGATAAGTCTATCATTAATACCCATAGAATAAATTAGAAAAAGAAGTTTAAATAATTAACTAGAAGTCACAACTTGCCAACCTGCAGCACCATCAACATTAACCCATAGCTTAGCACCAGATAATATAACTGCTCCTGTCTGATCCTTACCTACAGCTTTTGCAGGTACAACAAGATCACTAGGTTCGCAATTGTCACCAATTAAATCTACCATTATTTCTTCCTCTTAGAATTAGATTCTTTCTCTGCAACTACTTTAGCTTTAGATTCAAGATATACTTTAACATCTCCAGGTATACTTCCACCTGCTTTAGCTATATCTTCTTCAGACATTAAGTGAAACCACTTCTCTCCTCTTAGAACTTGAGCTTGATAGTTTACCATTATTCAGTCCCCGTTATCGTATAGATAGCCTTTTTATGTATGATTTGTATTTGACCCATTTGCCAGGATGTAAAGATAGAACCTTTACCAGGTTTAACAGTTACAGCACTCTCAAAGCCCATAGCACTTTGCCATTGAGCTGTCTTCTGACCTATAATTATCATAGCTTCTGCATCTGTAACACTTGTAGTCTTTACTATTGTAAGACCTGCTATCTGTCCTACTCTCCCATTACTTACCACATCAGCAGTCTTAAATGATGGATTATTAATAACCTTAGAGTTCTGCATTAAGGAGGCATAGTCATGAGGGTTAAGCAATAGGAAACCATTCTCTAAAGCATCGTAGTTGTTCTCATCCATAGCTTGGATTCCTCTAAGAATATCATTAACTGGGTTCTGGGTTGAAGCTGTTGCATTATCCCATGTAGCCACTGCTGCTACTACTCCACTTGTACCTGTAGCTGCTGTTAAAGCTGCGTAGATTGCTTCGTCTATTGCATTTGTTATAGACTCTGCTATACCATCAACTGTTCTAGCTTGCATATTGAAAGCTCCTAGTCTTAAGTCTTCTATAGATATATAACTTTCAGCACCATACTTTTGATGATCTGAACTTGTTTTAACCCAAGACCTGTTTACACTAGGGAACTCTGAGAATTTACCAATACCTTTAATGTTTCTAGTTCCTGCAGCTGTTAGGATTGTTGCATCCTCTTCGTAATAAGTTTCTGTAATATCACTAGAAGTCAATTGTTTAAGTAAAGGCATTAATCTGAATTTCTTTTGAGCTAATACTGTTACGACCTTAGAAATGTTTTCTCCTCTTACGTCTGCTTGGCCTGGTCTATCTGCCATTAATTAACCACCAACTTTACTTCGCCTGTGGTTGTTGCTGCTATATCTTCCAGGGCTTTACCCACAACATGACCAGTTACAACTTCTGCTTCAGTAGCTGTTTTAACGAAATTAGCTCCAGATAGAGATACCAATTCACCTGCACTTATTGCAGCACCAGATGCGGCAGTTAAAAGGAATGTACCTGTGGTAAATAGACCTAATTGAGTTTGACCATTAGAAGCTGTTTTTTCAGTTGCTGCAATCCCTGCGAAGTCATCAGCTCCAGAACTAGCATAAGCGTGACGAGCATCTGACATTCCCATTAAAGTATATTGTTCAACTGCTGTTGCATCAACTACTTCAAAATCATGAGCCTCGTATGGGCCCTCAACTTGGGTTGCTTCGTTTGCCATAAATAAATAATAAAAAACAATATATATAAATCTTTCGTTATTCGGTATACCGATTAACTAAAGTAATTCGTGCTCAATATTGGGGTCTAAGGTTGTTCCGATAGCATCTTTCTTAACTCCAATAACATGCATAGCGACGTGATCTTTCCTTAAAATTCTTCTTGGCGTATCTTTAGATGGTTCTTTAATCTTATCTAATTTCAACATCTTCCTAAGTATCGTTAAATACTTTTTATACTTTGGATAGCCATTTATTGTCAAATCTAAGGTTTTAACCATAGTCGGAACGTGCTCATCTGGAACTACATACTCCCACAATTGAACAGGTCTTAAAGCACCTTGAACGTAATGAGTTTCTACTTTCTTAGTCTTCTTATTCTTTACATTAAAGGTGAAGACTTGAGCTTGTAAGTCATTAACTAGAGCATCCACTCTGTCTTTAATTCCTCTAGTTATGAACCATATAGCTGTCATTACTTCTTTAATTCGGTTTCCAAATAACCTAAAACTAATCTGTTAACCTGTAAACCGACTCCACAATCCTCTTGTATCTGTAGATTCTGTTTATTAGATTTAACAGACATAGCTTCAATAGCCTTGATAGCTTCCTTAGTCTTCTTAATTTCTTCTTTTAGAATTGCTTTACTGATCATCTGTCTTCATTAAATCAACTTGGCCTTTTTGAAAACGCTCGGCATACTCCTCATCAGTTTCTGGGGCTTTAGGAATTGGTGCTTGACCTGCTGTACCTCTACCTGCTAACTGCTCTTGAGCACTAAAGTCTTTCTGTTCAACTAAGAGCTTTTCCATTCTATCGTTCTCTGCTTTGAGTTTCTGACTCTCAGTAAGCTCTTTGGGCTCATCCCCGTTGTCAGTATTTGCAACTGGAGCTTTCGGTTCAGTTTCCTTTTTTGTTTGTTTTTCATCCATTATAATTTACCTCCTTTCACCTATGTAAGAAGAACGTAGCAGGCCAGAATACAAATAGCCAGAATACATAGACATAAAGGTCTTTAAGATTTTTCATTTATTTTCTCCAATTCTAAAACAAGGCTAGCATCTGACGGGGTAACAGCAAAGCCTCCTGCTGCTGCATTTCTTGCGATTATAACTCTCTCTTTAGCTCTTAGTATTTGTTCTTCTATTAAATTGATAGCATCAGCGTCGGCTCTTAATGCGGCACTAGTATTAGCAAGAACCACTATTCTCTGTTCTAATCCTACTATATTCTCCTCAATATTATCTATCTCCGCTAAACCAGTTATAGGGTTCATCTTACCTGTTAGCATCTTTTCAGCTAATACCGATGCCCTCTCTCTTTCAGAGGCTATTTGAGTTGTAATAGTTTGTATATTTCCTTTTGGATTTTCTATTAATCCTTGAGCATACTTATTAGCTAAAGAACCAACAAGAGGTATACTCTCAACAAGAGCACCGAAAGCCTCGCCTGCAGAGATACCCTCATTTATAACATCTTGTTGAATAGCTTGTAATGCAACTTCTCTAGCAGTTTCTGGGTCCTGTATTAAAGGCTCCATCTTAGCAGCATCACCCTCAAATATAGATCCTCTAACAAAGTCACCTATAACTCCTTGAAGTGCAGCTTGACCAGGACCTATAACTGGTATACCTTGTCCAGTTTTAGGGTCTATATCTAACTGGGTTCTCTCTGCTTGAGCTAAAGGATCAAACCCCCCCTCTTGTAATATTTGAGCACCTTCCTCTTTCCTAGCTAATTCTTCTGCTTTAGCCTCCCTCTCTTGTGGGCCCACGCCACCTGCGGCTATAATCTGTGCCTCTCCTTTTTGAGCTTGAAAGTCTGATTGAGCTGCTTTGAATTCTTCTTCTGTAACTTGCTTACCATTAATATTAAACTTCTTTGGAACTGTTGTAACATCTGGAGCTTTGAAGTCGGGGGTGGTTGTAACTTCACCCTCTACAGTTTTCCTTTTATCTCTTTGCTCTACTTCTTTCTTTTTCTTCTTCTTTATAGTATTTAGGATAACCATTAGAACAATACCCCCATTACATAAGGCAAGACTTTAGGAATAGCATCAACCCCTAATTGTAATACTATAAGAACATACATACCTCTCTCTACATATTTGATTCTAACTTCAACCTTTGCTAGTCTTTCTCCTAATGTTAATCTTTTCATTTTCTTATTGTTAAGTATATGGTATAACCCCATATCTTAAAGTTTAATTTAAACCGTACCCGCATTTGTATCTCCTGGCTGTGTAGCCTGTGTTTGATTAGTATTCTTTGAGTCTGTTTCTTGAACATCATTAGATAAGTCTTCTTGCCTATTAAACTTAATCTCTATACCTATCTGTCTTTTGAAATCATTTTCAAGAACTGTAACTTCTCTAATATATGTTGGTTGATGTGTGAATACTACCATCTTACCACCAGACTCTGGTATACCCTCGGCGTCACCTGCAAGAGTCTTAGGTACTCCTACCGCCTTATATATAGAGTTCTCTAAATACTTTATCCACAACATCCAGGCATCAAGAGCAGGAACGGTTATATCTTCAACCTCATAATCTACTCCTTTCTTTCCAGGCATAAGCATAACATTACCTGTAGCTATACCTTTAGCCCATTTGGTTTCTAAGTCTGTTATCTTACCTATGTTATCCTCGTCGACATATATGATTCTAATACTAGAATTATGTGATACTCTACGAACGTCTTTCATGGCTTCCCATTTAGCATCAATATACCATTTAAGAGTTTCTATAACAGAGTCTCCCTTTCCGTTATCAAGAATACGATCGTTACATAAATGGAATATTTCTTCTGGCTTGAATGTCTGTTCTACAGAATTACGATCTGGAGAGAGATACCTATATTGTTTGATTGTTCCGCTACTCCTTACATCTGTTTTCATTCTTGAGGGAGTTAGAGGAAGAATGTTAATTAAAGTACCTTTATCGTTTCTAACAATCTTAGCAAAAGAGTCTCCGTTGAACTTCTTAACTACAAGCATATTCCATAATATTGAAGTTATATCATCCTCACCCCATCCCCTTATATTGTTTAATGTTGCTTCATCTTTTGCTGTTTGAGTTGTATAACCCTGGCCAACAACCCATGTAGCATAAGTCTGAATAGGCTTTTTTGCTTCGGCAGTAGTTTCATAGTAGTTCTGCCATTGTGGGAAGTCTGTATACTCAAAGGTTGTTACTGGCTGATCTGTTAAGCCATCTTGGTTAGCTGTATCCACTTCAAAGTCTGTAGATGTAGATGTTCCGACTTGTGCACTTCTCATATCACGATCCATTATACTAAGTCCACCTCGTATTGAACGGTTAATCTTGTATGTGCTATTGATGCAGGGCTTATTTCTGTTGGGTCTATAGAAATATATAAAGTTCCGTCAGACATATCAATCTTTACTCTTAGGAACTCTCCAACTTTAAATTGAGTTCTAGGTACTGTGAAAGTTATATTATAAGCTATATCTGAAGTAGTAGAACCACTAGAGCCATCAGCCCCTAGCTGTGTTTCTGTTGTTCCATCTGATTCTACATGAAAGAGTTGAGCTGTCATTGTTGGAGTTCCAGATGTACCATTCTGTTGACCCCAAAGAGAAACAAAGCCATCTATTATTCTTGTAGTTTGAAAAGGCCCTAAATCAAAAGCATCATTAGCTGTAGAGTTATAACCATTGGCTGCTACGAATTGACCAGACATATCTGAACTGACTATTTTAAGATTAGTTGATGATCCGGGGTTCTGAACTTTCACCAAATTATAAATAACATCACTTAATCCATTTATTAAATCCGCAGCGGGATAACTAGCAACTGCCGCATCTTGAGAGGTGTATGCTTGGGGTGGTAATGTCATTTAAGGGCTTCCTGTTGTAAATGGGTTATTCAACGTTGTTGAGGACCATCTTTTTAATTCTGCTATTCCTTTCTGGACTATATCGTTGTGGAAGTTCATTAAGGAGTTAAACTCTCTTGAAGAATAACCTGTGGGATCATAACTCGCAATCTGCATAGCTATCCAAGAAGATACTACGTTTGATATACCATTAGCTATTCCTCCAGGTGCATTACCTATATCTGTAATAAAGGCTTTGCCAGATTGTAATTCTATCGCCCCCTCAAACTCATCAGACCACTTATCTAGGGTAACTTTAGATGCTGCAGTACCATAATCAATGATAGTAGAATTAGCGTGAGTTCCTGCTTTATCTATTGCAGCGCCAGAGGTGCAAAGTGTCCATGTCATCTTTTCAACATCCCAAGCTTACCACTTATATCCATAAGTGTCTTTATCTTTATTAATTCTAAGATAACTTCGTCTGATTTATTTGGAAATCTTAGTTTCAGTTTCTTTATTAATTCTAATAGGGGTTCTACTACCATATCTAAAAGTAGCTAATGTTGGTATTTATATTTTTGCTATTTGCTAAATATACCCCTCTCCATACTCCCTCCATGATATGCGACTCTGAATGTGGGCTTGAGAAGACTCTAAACCTTGCTTGTGCTCCCTTTTCTCTAACTATTTCGTATTGAACTGATCTAAGAGAGTTAATAACGTCGTCTGATTTGAGAAGCTTGAGTATTCCCCTTTCTCCAAGACTTAGGACCAACATATAACCATCTTCTTTCAATAATGCTCTTTTCTTCTTTCCTTCACGGTCTAGGGCCACTTGTTGGTTGTTTAGGGCTATTACTTTCCGCTTTACTTCGGATCGGAGTAGCCAATCTAGGACTCCAACACCTAAGGCCCCCGATCCGGCATCTATACCAATCTTCTTAAAATTCCAAAGTTTGTTTAACCTAATAATATTATCATGAGTTTCAGTTGTTAGTTTCTTTCTTGTGACAAAGTTATCTAAATGTAATATTAAATTCTCTGTTTTCTTAAATATCTCAAAAGTTCCTGCATCCTTTCCAAGACGCGCAATATCACAACCCATGAAGTAGGTACCTAATTGTGAGGCTTGAGATTGGCTTTTCTCCAGGACTGCGCAGTTTGTTATCCATTTCTCATCAAATAACCTCTTTAAGTCTTCCATAAAGAGTCCTAAGTACTCCTGGCCGTATTCTAGCTCTGACATGTCTTTCTTTTCCTCTTCTAAGTTCCTTATTGCCCCTGCACGCTGTGATTCCGTCCAAGTAGAGGATAAAGGCCTATTATACACTACATCTTCAGATGTTTTATAAATAACCTTAAATCTAGCCTCTGGATCTTTCTTATTGTATGCTTTATCATATTGTTTCCAGAAATAGCCCTCTTTTCCCGCAGGAGTTGAGCACATCCATATCTCTCCACCTGTCATTAATAGAATAGGTTTAGCTGCCATCCACATCAAAGGGGGCATTCTTGAGGCCTCATCTACTATAAGAACATCACCTGTGAAACCTCGTACTGCATCTCCGGTGTTCCCAACAGGTCGAGCCATTAATTTAGATTTGTTCTTAAATGTTATTTTGGTTTTATTAGTATCTGTATGTTTCTTTGAGATTTCTCTGGGACATTCTGCTTGGATTATCTCTCTTGCGAACTCTATTATTAGTTCGGCTTGATCTGCGGTAAGAGAAACAACAACAATTTGAGTATTTGTCTTATATCTCATTCTATCAACTGCTTTCTTTGCCATAATGTATGTTTTGCCGATTCTTCGACCAGTACAGAGTAAAAGGTCGCCTTTGTGCTCTAAAGCCTCTATTTGCCAGTCATCTAGGTTAAGGATCATAGCTTTCCCTCTTTCTTTAGTTGATATAGCTTTATGAGTATTCCTAATGTGGCTAAGAGATCAAGGTATAGTATTTCGTAAGACATTATATTATTAGAATATTATATTTTATAAAATTAGCGGTGGCGGGAAGAACAACAGCACTACTACTAAGGGACAATAACTCTCGCTAACTTCTAGTGTATACTTAGGTTAGCATAGTATACAGTTATTCGGTGAGGAGGATAACTAACAGTTCGCTACGCTCACACATTAAAGAAGCAAACAATACAGGGAGGCCAAGGAGGGGTGAATTAACCTATATTTCAAGTGGAATGGTTTGGTTGCTACTTCCACTAGAAATGCAGGTTAAGAGGGGGGGAATTGGTCGGAATAGATCAAGAAAGGGAGGCTAATGAAAAGGCTAGCTGTATGGACCTAAAAACCCTTAGATATATTGATAAGCGAGCGATAGCGAGCTTAATGTAGAACCAATGAATAGAAAGAGCAACTTTCTAAATACTTCAATCTATATAAAGATATGGCATGAGCGAGCTTATCAATATATGGTACATAAAAAACAAGATAGAGCTTAGTTTCTGTTTTCTGAAGTTTCTGTTATCCACTCCACCCTGCTAAAAGAGGTGATATATAAATAAGAAAGAAGATGTATTTATATCTATGTTACTTCGCTTGGATAGTCATGAGTTATTATATACTAATTGATCTACAGATATATTAATAGCCAAGATAATATGATGGTACTTGCCTGTATAGGTGATTTGATTATTGGACTGGTAGAGTATGATTTGCCACAGATTGATAACTACTACTAACACCCCATATATATATATGCACTCCCTTTCTTTCTTTGGTTCTTTCTTTCTTTCAATATGTTTTCCACTGGAAATGTAGGTATTAGAGAACCTATATATTTATATATAAGAGTATATATGATTATATATGAAAACAACAACTAGCATAACTATTGATGCAGATCAGTTAAAAGATGCTCAACTTAAATCAATCAATATATCTAAATTAACAAATGATGCTTTAAGGCTTAAATTGAGTGCTAATAAGTCAGATGCACCAGAACATGCAATTAACCTT